CTCTTGTTCAATATATTTTAATAGGTATGTTGCCCAGGCTGCATGTGCATCTTCGTTAGCATGAAAACACGGAGTACAAGGAAATCCTTGATCATGCGCCCAATCATTGAATGACTTGATCTCCGGGTACGTTCTTCTATTTATACTTGTATATAATGATGTTCTGCTTTTCTTTATAAACTTTGTAAACTCTTCGTATTCACCCATAGAATTTACCATAAGGTATTTTATTTTATATTTTTCTAAGAACGCCTGCATAGATAAGATCTGTGTCAGGTACCTGTCGACATTTTCGACCACATTGTCGAAATATGCAGAATAATTTTTCCAATATTCATATAATTCTTTTTCACTTTGTGACGGAGCAAAATTTGTAATTAGCTGCCTATAACTATTAGATTTTCCATCATACACTTCTATTCTAGCAGAATGGGTGATATTTATTATAGCTAATATATTTTCGGGATTTGTGCCCGATAGCATCATGCCAATCATGTCAGCCATCAATACTCTCTGTGTCCTATTATTAGAGGATCCCGGCATTGCAGCGTTATTGTAATTACCTATATTCAGTGTGTCCGCCATTATACCTGAAAAAACTGTTTTTCTTAATTCGTTATTAAATGGTGATGCACCACTAGGATATTTTTTAAATCCCTTAAGTCCTTCGCCAAATGCAAATGAGTCCCCGATAGCATACAGGTGTGTAATTTTATTCATAATATGATGAATGTATTCTTAAAATTTCATCGAAGTCGTTTACACAATCGAGACCGCTGGCTTCTTTTCTGTATATAATATCGCCGGGGTTTAGAGTACCGACATCTACTATAATATTAAATCTATTACATACAGTAGTTATAAATGTGCCAGGATCATGAAAGCTGACTTGATCGAGTCTATGAGAGTATGGATTTTGGAAATTTTGTTTTATAAGTGTAAATGAATCAGCAACAATATCCATACCCCAGGAGTCACCATAGAAGAATGGGTCACTGGCATTTATGTAATTGTATCGCTGTGGCATTCTACCCGCGTGTGGAAAATACAAATGTCTTTCGTCTATAGTATATGGAGTTCTAAATTTTAAAAAGGGCGAGAATACAACGTCATATCTTGATTTTACAACAAGGTCGTACCTAAAATTATTTTCCACCTCGTATTGTAATTTCAGTAGATTAGCATTCAACAAACTATAGAAGAGAGAACCCCATGGTAGATATTTGTGATCAGGGTAAATGGTACTATAGGGGCTGATTTTAAACTTCTTCGGATTAAGGCGTTGCACCTGCTCTTCGAGCCAACACCTATCTACCGGTTCGTATTCGCCGAACAGTATTTCTTTATTATTCTTTAGTTTCCATGTATTATAGTCCCATACATGACAAAAGAAATCAACTTCAGCGTAATCGACATTAAAGAAGTTTAATATCGAATTAATCGCATACTCAATCGACCTAGGCTGACCTGATAAACATACTGCTATTTTCATAATTGATGCATTCGCTTTCTAGGTATAAAGACCTAATGTGGAATAGAAATTTTTCCGGAATAGTTGTCACTCTCAGATCTGCTATGTTATTATAATTTTCTACAAATTCGCAAACTCGATTAAATTCCACCGTCATTGCACTGAACAAGCTCGGTGACGCAGAGCCGACATATTTAGAGTTATTGTATCCTCCGTATGCGTAATAGACTACACTTTCTTTGGGTTCGGGTAAGATAAAATCTTCTAAGTTTGCTCGCCTTGGATCAAACCCGATGCATGTTGTAAATTCACTCATGCATTCTAATTCTGCAATTCTTTTCTTAACTGAAATATTTTTTAGTGCCTTATATAAATTTACGTTATAATCAAAAAATAGCTCATATTCAAATGATAGATTAGTTATATTGCCATCATTCTCAAGACGATAATTAGCGTCATCTGTATATACACAGAGGGCAATCTTTTTCATTTTGGATTATTACCTTTTTCGTAAATGTAGCCCATTAGATGTTGAGCCCATGCTATATGTCCCTCCTCTAATGGATGATGATATTTCCCAAATGGCAGCCCTTTTCTTCCGACAAAAGAATTAAACGGTTCGTCCCGATAGTACCTGTCAGTATCTATCATGTATACAACATTTGTATGAACTGTCTTATAGTAATTCCAAAATTCCTCGTCGTGGTGCATCGAATCAGACATTAGATACCTAATACCGAGCCCCTTCAGAAAAGATTGCATCGAGAGGATTTGGCTCAGAAATCTTGTTGTGCTTTCTTTTGTATTATCAAAATACGCAGAATAGAGTTTCCAAAAATCAATGCTCTGCTTTTTACTATACTTTGGGTCTGGGCCATAGTTTGTTATAAGAGCATTCCAACAATCGAGGTCGTTGTCGTAAAATTCTCTTCGGCTTGCATGTGTTAAGCTGATAAAGACATAGATCTCTTCAGGTTTAAAATCACCGAAATACGTGGGGAGATCAGTGGTAATCATTCTAAATGTTCTATCATTGGAACCGCCCGGAAGAGATCTATTTATAACAGTATCTACTCCCCATGTCTTAGCTATAATCCCTGTATAAGAGTTATCTCTCATATAGTCTGTGCAGGTATAAAAATCCTTTGGTTCGACATCGGACCCGCCGAGCTCTTGGCCAAAAGAAAAAGAATCCCCAACAGTGTATATTGCCTTAATTAGATTCATCGGCAGCATCCTTGCATAGTGCCCAGAAGTCAGACATCTCAGGAAAAGTTTCTAGGAAATTAGTCTCTCTTCTAAAATCGTGTTCATTGAAAAACTTATAGAAATCAGCCCTATCACGTTTAATTCTCTCGGGTGACAGTTCATCCCCTTGTTTCATCCATGAAAGCAACCGTTCGAGTTTTGCTACTTGAAAGTCCTGAATATCCGAAAAGTCGGTTGACACCTTTGACCTAAAATAGTCAATATCAGCAGCAAGAATATCCCTGTACCTTTCAGGCAAAATCTGTATCGTTTGCCAATTCGGAAAGCGCAACATCGGCAAATCAAACGAGATATGATAACGATCGTTATTGTGCTTTTTGCCCATCTTAAGAATAAAGTCGTCAATGAGCTGACGCAAAGAGGTAATACTTAGTGCATTTACTGTAACAATAAAAGTGATCGTACTCTTATGACTAAACTTTTCAAGATAGTCGTCGACATTACGCATCAAATATTCGAAATCCATTCCGTTGCGAATATACTCGGCTCTCTTACCATATGCATCACATGAGATATAGAGCGCAATATGACCTAATGATTGGTTATCAACGATGGTCTGAATCTTTTCATTAAACTTTGTCATCATTCTCACATCGGGGCAAAAGTTAGATGTTAGTGCAAGGTTTAGGTTACCATTTGGGTGCTCAATGATATAATCGAGAACACGGTATGTATTCTTATCCATCAATGGTTCGCCGCCAGTCATTCTGAAATGTTTAATCTGCGGATACCATTCCGGCCATAGTTTCCAAAAGGTATCTACGTAAGGATTTTCTTCACGGACAGGAATTGGCATCATACCAACCTGTTTAAAATAGTCAACTGAATTATGTGGTACGGTTGTTGGGTAAGGGCCATATTCTTCAATCTCTTTTTGCCACGAATTAGACAGATGTGGAGAACAATATGAACATTTAAAGTTACATACACTGCTGAAATTTACCTCAACATATGAGGGCATAACATTAAAATTCGCAGGATCTGGATTGGTTTTAATTTCTTCGTAGCTTGCATCATCCATAATATCTGCCGAACGATAGTATCTATCAGATAGATGTTCGCCAGGTGAATCTTCAATATTCCAGCAATAAGAGCACCCCTCGGGCCTCTCGCCCTTCATCATTTTTGCTCTTTCTGCCTTTTTCTCTTTCGTATTATGCAGTGCTGAAGGATTTTCTTTAAGCTCTTCTAGCGGAATTTTATGTTCTGGTGGATGGTAGCAACTATGAGTAAATCCCGAAGTCAGATTCATAGATACATTTTTCCACTTGGCAAGACAGAACGTAGGGGAAATTTCTGCATTTTTCTCGCCTGCCTTCAGGACTCGGATTGTATAAAGTGATTTGTCGTTGCTCATGTTATTCCAATTATCATATATCTTGTATACATCGGCATTATTAATTCACCGCTGTAAAGTGTAGTCTTGAGTGCTGCCTTATCAATAAATTCCTCTAACGAATCGACACAGTTAATGTGACCATTCCCGTTTAAATAATTGTTTGATTGTAACAGTACCATTGTATTATCGGGCATGAACAGTAACCAGTCTTCCAAATCCGGTATATGCTCACAGCTTGTGTTTATTACTAAGTCCTCGTTAACTTGCCAATCATACATATCTTGTGTATGTAATCGGACATTTGGTATATCATAAAATATCTTCTCGTTGAATTTCTGACAACGGGGATCAATATCTATAAGCTCTAGTGAGAGTTTCGGAAACTGGTTCTTTAGCATTAATCCGAGAGTACCAAACCAACATCCCATAATGGCTGCCGAATATATATCGATATTAAGATTTTGTAACTCAGAAACTGCCCACTCCTTTGATCTAATCTGACCGGAACTAAACATGTCTCTAAACTCATCATATCTAGGTGCCGACTCAGCAGATGCAGAATATAAGGCATTTGTATATCGAATTATAAAATTCGAATCAATCATTTATTAAGCTTTCGTAATTGATTTAATTCTTCTTCGGTAAACATTTTATTCATTCGAGGCACGTTTACGTATGCTGCCTTATAGAATTTGCTATTAATGTCGTCTAACTCGGCAATCTCAATGCCGATTCCCTTTCTTAACTTTCCACCAAGATCGGCGATTTCTTTCCAAAGCAACGCTTTATCCCATGTATAGTTCGATTTATAACACTTCTCAACATCAGTTGACAACGCTGTGGCGGCAAATTGTGGACCTGTATTTTCTTTAAAAAATGTATTTAGGTACTCAAAATCTCTGACGTTGATATAATCCCAATCTGTTAGGTTTGTCATATAGCAACCCAATCTGGCACCATACATACTCCAGAGTCCATTTTCAACGTCAGCGCCTACGCTACACCACGTAATTAATCTCTTGTAGTTTCCCCACCAGATGCTTTTCTTAAAATTATCAGGATCGGCCTTCCCGCCCTGTACGAGACTCATCTTCACGCCTTCTCTGAATCCGGCACGAAAAGCTTGACGCGGACTCCCATTAGGGTAAGTTAAGCTATATTGGTTTGACATCTGAATGTAATTATCGTCCCAACAGAATTCAACTTTATTTCTCTCATCACCCTCTTCGGAATTTTCGTGTGTCTTCATATCTAAGACATACTGTTTCGGCCAACATTTTAGGCCGCCGTTGCCATATTCTAGGCCGTTAACATAGTTCTGTGCCGCCCAGCTAACTGCCTTGCCTTGAAGCTTGGGATGAGTAAAGTCAATTTCAAGATCAAAGAAAGATGGATCTACAATATTATCAGCGTCGATTGAAATAAATCTGTCGGTGGAGGAGAGCCGCGCCGCTGCTTTGTGGGCGGCGTCGGATCCTTTTACACCGTGGACTCTTTGTGCCCAGGGCACTTTTTCTAAGAGATCGGCCCAATTCTCTTCGCAATTATCTTCGTCGTAGCTAATAAAGACTACATCAAATTCATTCATAGAACTAAAAGACATGCTTCTTCCCTTTTATCTTGTATCCGTAGCTAGTTACAATTTTCTTAGTATACACGCTGGAATTCGAAAGGTCAAGCTCATTACCAAAATCAAACTCTAATACCTGGTCATTAAACAGAACCTTAGGTTGAAATGTAATTGAGTATAGCAGATTATAAGGATTATTTTTCTCTGTAAAATAGAGTACCGATTGTGGATGATTTATAAACGATTGGACATCGTCTTGCTCGTCTTCTGTACCAAATTTCAACAAATCTCTATATAACGGATCAATGTGTAACTTAATAGAGTTTTCGTATAGGTTAAGGATAATACGTATAATAGGCTCTTGATCTCTTATTGTATCTACCTGTGTAAGGTAATTATCGAGTGTTCTTGTTAGATTAACCTCATACTCTTTTCTTACAATTTTAACCTTATTCCCGCCAGCGCGCTGAATTGTCTTAATTGAAAAGTCAAATGGGTTTCTTTGCCCTAAGAGAAACATCTCTACTTCAGGAAGCGGGAACGTGGCCACAGAATTCTCTGCTGCTAAGGCAGAATCAAGAGAGGGTGTAATGGCTTTTATATCACCATTTTTATCATAGAACACATACATTAAAACAAGTGATACCATCTTATACCCCCACTCTTTGCTCGAGTGTCTTAATCATGCTATCTGTTAGCCATTCCTTAATATGATAGTGAAAAGGTAATGTTTGTTCGTAATTTCCGATCTTAAATGTGCCGTCATCAGCAAAGTATGTCGGTATATGCTTTGTCCAATCTTCTGTAATATACTTCTCATTTATGCCCTGCAGATGCCCCTTCATATGAACAAAGCTCGGAAGATACTCTGATTTACCAAAACACTCGTTTTCAATTCCCAGAATTTTAATCGCTAATGCGTATGCTACATCACCGGACAGATGCTTTGGACGAGTCTCATCTAAGTAGTCATAGTAAAATCTTTCCCAATTTGAGAAGATGAGCTCAGTTAATCTAAACAACTCAGCAACCTGCTCGGTTTTCTTGAAGTACATGAATGCAGTGTATACATTTGGAAGGCTATTCGATACAAACGTATTCCTGTACTTCATTGAAGTAATAATATCGCCTTTAAATGTTCTGGGCTTATCTGTAATCCATACATCTTTCTTAGATAACGTCTCCCACCAATGACTAATATCTGTCGGAAATAACATATCGGCATCGAGAATAATTGTCTCATCAAACGGAGTCATGTAATAATATTTCCACTTATTTTCAATTTTCCATTTAGAAATACGGGCATGATCTGTCCACGGGATAGGTACCACAATATCGAATATTTCTTTATACTTCGAAGATATCTGATTCAATGGTGTATCGGTGGCAAGACAGATCTTCTTTTCAACAGATTGAGAATTTTTTATACTTAATGCAAGACCGTACGCTAGCTTAAGATAATCATCTTTAGACGTATTCTGCGCTAAAACTAAATAACCTTTACTCACGGTCCGTTCCTTTATACAGTTCGATGATTCTATCCGAGAATCTGTTGATACTCCATTTATTCATAATGTGAATATCTTGATTCTTTAATCTACTTAAGGTGTATGTACCTTTTGCATTAGACTTTTCTGCATATACCACAATATCATTAATTGCAGGCATGCTATGAATGTCGTCTGTATCCCAGGACATTAGCAGACCTGGTATAGGTAAATTACCCACAACAGAATCTTTTGTATTAGCAAACCCATTTAATGTATGTATAGCTATACTAAATGCATTATCGTTTCTAAACATACCATTTGAAAAGTAATACAGGGATCTGTAATACTGATAGTTTTCTTGAACGTGCCTTACCATCGAAAAGAACACTTCAGCAAATTCACTTTTCTTGAAGTATATTACGGTTGCCCAGTACAACCTGATTCCAAAATCGTCAATATATTTGGTATAGGGCCTCTGCTCACTTCCAGGAGAAAATATCCTGTGGTCAATCATCACATCATTGCTACTATCCCAACAATTACTAAGAGCATTACTCATAATAAGGTAATCCGCATCAATGAATAATGTTTCATCGTATGGGGACAGATCATATGCCTCCCAGTGATTACAGTTATAGAATTGTAAAGTCTTAGACGAAAAGGATGTATCGCTAAAATTTCTTGGATTAGAAAAATCGTAATTCCTGTTTACTTCTATAATATTTTCAAAACAAGAATTTACAAAATCTTCTCCCAGTGCTTTCTTGCCCCACCCTAATGTGCCATCATCCGTAACAAGAGTAACAGGGACGTTAAGATTTCTCTTTACCATTAACGCATTAGCACATGCAATTTTGAAATAGTCAATTTCATTGTTGTTATGTGCATACATTAGCACTCCGCGAGTCATTCAACTTCCTTAATGTCTAAGATAGATTTTACATTGCGAGATTTTCTGATAGATTGATATTCTTTGAGGTAGTCGGTCGTAACTTCAAAATACCTACCGGTGATCTCTTCTAGAAACTCGCTGACATCGGATATTAGAACAGGAATATTATTGTCGTCGAGTAAAGTTGCCTCTGTCACCTTCTTTGTAGAAAGGTAATCAAGAAAACAAATTAACTCACGATTGATTGTAAAGCTGCCACCGTTCTTTGCGAAAATTAGCATGCCCTCGGCACGAATTTTTAGTTTCTGTAATTGATTGTTTAGTGTCTGCCTATAGTTAGCAAACTCTAGAGCTTGTTGTAGTCTTTCTTCCATTAAAAACCCCCGTTTGCACTATTTATCAATAGCTTTAACGGGGGTTTTTAGATTTGAGTGGATGTTATGTAGCGGTAAATCCGTTATTGGGGCCAATAGCAGCAACTGCTACGGCCGGACCTGGATAGGTGATGGCACCAGTTGCACGAACATTATCAATTCTATATGTTGTCGTCGATACCTTTGGGCCCGGAGTTAGGTCAGTATTTACTAAACTAATTCTAAAATCAATGAGTCCATTTGTGCCTGCTGCCGCAGCATACTTCCCTTCTACACGAATATAGCTTGTGGAATAATAGTACCCGCTACCGTATGTTTTATTGTACAATGTCTGATACGATGTTGTTAATCCGTAAAATCCTATTGCAGTGCCACCAAGGCCCGAGTTCGGGGTTGTTGAATTGTAATCAAATACCAACGGACTCATCGTTGTAAGCATAGATGACCATTGTGCGTCTTCTGGTGAAGAAACTGGCGAATAGGTTCCGTTTAAGTTTAAGCTACCGCCGGAATTAAAGAAGTATCGAGCATTATCCCAACTTCCAAAATTTACCTGACATGTAAATACTAGAGAATTTGTCCAGGCTGGAACACCTTGAACAAAGTTAGAACCGATAAGCAATGTTGACTGCAATGGTGCAAGATTAAACCTGTTGGTGTGTAATAACGCAACCAAATCTGCAAAGGCAGTAGGAGTGTTAAACGCCTCTATAAGATTTCCCGGAACAGGATTTAAGACTGGCAGTGGTGGTACTACCGCAGTCCCCTGGTGCGTACCAGCACTTCGCATTGTTTCGAATAGGGCTTCCCATTCAGACGCAAGGATATCGTCTCCTACAGCGACAGGGGAAAGAGCTGGCGATTGCCCATACCCGTATCCTGCATTCGGTAATGTGGTCGATCCTGGATACAGGTCAGCATACACCTGGTTCATACTACCCGAGAGTGTAGCAAATGTATTGTAATCGAAAGCCTCGATTGGTCCACCTGTAGCGTAAGTCATGTTTCTGTCCTTAGCTACTTAAGAATATACTGCTGGGAATATTTGTCTCCAGGCGCCGTCAGCCCAGATTGAAATGACTGATCCGACAACTTGAATATCTCCGTCGCCAGGCGCAACAGGATTAGTTACAGAAACTTTCCTCCAGTTATTAATTCCGACAGCAGCGGTCGTTACCTTAACATACAGAGACGAGGTGTTTTTATTAAACCAAAGCTGACCGACTAGAGAAGTGCCGTCCGATGGAATAATACCATTGCTTGCAAAATTTTCAGTTAACTGTAAAAAATTTTGAGCGACTGGTGCACCGTAGTCAATTGCATTACGACCGACTAGTTGTGTGCCTTGACCTTTACCAGGACCATTTGCTGCCGGGTTGTAAAACTGTGGATCAATAGTGTTATCAGGGACAACAACTGCGGTTCCATCAGATCTGTAAATGTTATATGCCATATACTTAGTATTCCTTAGTTTTTGTTATTTATCAACTTGCACCCATTTGTATTCTGAGTGTATAGATAATCTGCAGAGATCTGTTTGCTGATTTCTGAATCGGATGAAAAATAACATGTGTGAGCATTAATTTTGATTTAACACCCGGGGTATTTGAAAAGTTAGGAGTAGTTGTAATAAAGTTACTCAACTCGGTGGTATCTTGCGTAAACCCGCCCACAAAAATATTGTTAGATCCCGAGAATAACCCAATCTCGTTAAATACAAGAGTGTTTGGTGCAAAGGGATCTTCTGGGGTTGGATTAGTTGATGTGGATCCAACGAAGTCGGAATTGTCTAGAACATTCTGTGTAATTGTCGTAGACGATGTAATGCCAATTGGGGGCTCGCTATATCCGATAGTTACATCTACTATAATATCTTCGTAATTTGTTGCATAATTTTCTGCAGGAATATACGCCCTTGATAGTATATTATAACTCGGTATGTCGGTTGAATCGTTTGACAATTTCTTCACATAAATTGTGTTGTACAGGTTAGCAGTTGGATTCTTAATGAGGCTACCTGGGCCACCGATTGATGGTTTATATGAAATAGTACCTGTTGGACCAATATACGCGCCACCGTTTCCAAATGCCATGTAATAAAGAAAACTATTCGAATTTCCGATAAGTGCGTGTGCTAATGCAGCTGACATATTTCCGTACAGGACATCGTTATGAGCATCAACGAGAACCTCGCCCGTATCTTTATCGATAATCTTAACAAAACCCTGAATAGAAGCACGATATGTATCTTGCATCTTAACCCCTCTTATTTACAAGAACCTTATCGGTATCTTTATCTTTAATTAACAGATGACACTGGACATCCATACGTGCTGTATCAACAAACCCGTCATCTTTTTGTTTAACAGGCTTTTCGTCTTTATCTTTATTTTCTTTATTTATCATGATAATTATCTACCTATTTATCAAGGTATACCCCTTCCCTGAGCCTGTTTTAAGAAAATAGACTGCGGTGTTTGAGCATACCAAAGTCCACCGGCCGCGGCATTTTCGACACTCGTAAACTCGCCCGGCGGACCCTCAGTGACGACGTCAGGTGCAGATGGCAGTGACAGAACATTCCATACAACATTATTGGAATCAACCGGCATGTGATTACTTCTTTCGACCCACACAGGGTTTGGAACAAACACCAACGGATCGTCAAGACTCGGGATCATTGCTGCGTGTTCTGTGGATGATGTACCCATTGTTCCACGGCGAACTAATTTTAGTTCCCATGTATTTGGTGCGATTTCTACCTTCATCCTATATTCAATTCTTTCACCCTCAATCCATATTACTCCCGGATTACCATCTGGTGTCGGTAATATATCAGTCGTTGGATTTGTTAATGGATTAACAAATACCGTAATGATATCTAGATACTCGGTATCGGCTGTCGGTGAAGGTAGATCCACTAATAACTCGCCTCTGGTCCTCTGAGCGTTTCTATAGAAGTGAGAACTAATATTTCTATCTGTATTTTCTTTAAAACTAATTGTGTTATCAAAGAGTACCGGAACAAAAGGTACGTCCCACGGAACTAATGTTGTGCCGCCGGCGTCAGATATAATTTGTTCTACAGCAGGATCAATAAACCCGTCCCACGAATCACCCCATCCTAATAACGGAGCATAAGGTGCAACAAATGTTGCGGGTTCGGTGCCAAGCACCTCTGCACTAACATCATTTACCGGTAGTTTAGTATCAACATTAACAACGAGATTATCTCTAGAAAATCCGTGAGCTACCTCATTCCTGACAGTGTTATATCTGAAATGTTGCATACCGCCACCATTGAACCACACCAATGCCTGTGGCACATCGGGTAGATATACAGATGGATCGTTATAGAAATACACGGTGTAGGTCTCGTCTATATCATTATATTCTACATAATAATCTTGACCATATATCAACACTAGTGTCCCGATCTGTATTCCGACGATATCATACGGAGTAATAAATGACTGAGGATTATTTAAATTAATCCCGTCAAAATCAAATGTATACGGGAATAACTGAGAATAACCAACTTTCGAAGGATCAAAAAATGTTAGTTCTACCTTAAAAACATCTTCCCTAGATACAAATTGCTCGATATTATCCAGGAATGTCTGAGCATTTAAAATATATGTCCTTGGTGGGCAAACATCCCATGCATAACTATCCCACGGATGAGATTCAGCATTATCACCACAGTTTGCATCCCAGTGCCCGGGCTCTGTATAATCTGTATTATCGGGCCCGAATGTGAGTATTGAACTAATCTTATAAGAATCATATGCCGTACCTTCGGCGAGGTCCGATGTTACATAGGTACTTGTATAATCTCTAATCTGTGTGTGGTAAGGTTTAACATCAGTGATGTAATCAATGACATTCTCAATTTGATTAGGGATATACAACTGATCTTGTGAAAGTGGTAGATTATTTTCCTTAACGTATATATAAGACGACTTAAATAGCCAATCTGGGTTCTTTTGTTCGCTTACTACGTAGTTTAGCATAGCAAAAAATAGTTCATTTTGGTCTACCTTGAACTCGTCGACCATAACCTGGGTTCTGAACGCATTAAGTAATTCTCTTAACTCAGTTGATAAACCAAAAACATTCGATACTGTATAAATTGTATCTAATAGCATTATTGCACTATTTTCAACACACACTTCCTCGAGACTCAGTGTAGTAATACTTGGGTTTATCTGAACTACCTCGTACAAAACAAATCTTCCGTCAACGGTACCGTTGGTAACTTGAAGTATTGTCCCGGCCGCAAGTTGGTTAGCCGACAAAGCAATAATTGCGTCAGCGAGTGTAGAAAATACTATAGATGGAACAGTCCCTTCATATCCGAACTTATACCAGTTGGTATATTTCCAGTACATATCGGATTCAACCCCGACATCCCACCCTGGGTTATCATCGCGAACTGCAATGTGCTGCAATAATGCATTGGCAGCTTGAACAAATACCTTTCTAGCATCTGCCAATCGTACAAACATTCCTTGCCTTGGGCGATACTCAATGCCGAACTTTTCTTTCTCACTTAATGTAGGATCTGGCACAGGAAGAACTTCCCCTGTAATTGTCATATCCCAAGGAGTTGAGTCCCATGGAAAAATTTCCCAAGGATAACGAGGTCCTACTGGAATGCCATTGTATTCGTCGGACACTGGCAATGGTTTTGTATATCCGCAAAGGCTATCAACCATTTTATTCCAATACTGGTCTGTTACAATAGAATTTGGGTCGCCCTCTCTAAAGAACGACCATTGAGTGTGCTCCTGATCCTCTCTTTCTGCGAGCCTATACTGAATTTGAATATTGTCGCCTTGATACGCTAGTATTTCCTGCACATTATAGAACATGTAAGAATTGTTTACTTGAGTCTGCTGAATAGGCGAGAAGAAGACAAACCCCTGACTCTTCGGTGCCTGAAGCAGGCTTGACACACTTAACGCGGCCATAGTCCTGTTTTCTACATTCGGTAGATCAGTTGTATTCTGAACCCAGAAATAATATTTGGTTTCGGTAATGTTTGTAAATCTGTTTGAAAAGTCGACCTGTACATAAGACGTAGTGTCGCGAGGTGTACCCGATCCTTCATATTCGGCCGGAATAACATCACTCTCTACCCACTCGTAAATGTCAACTGTGCTTCCTGGGAAAAGCTGACCCCAGTGATCTCTTCTGTAGACGAGATTATCAGTCTCAGATTCACTGCCATTTAGTGCTATCGGTTGTTCGTAATAGACGTACCTTGTTGAAGATAGGTCCCACCATAACTGTCCGACTTGTCGTCTAGCAAATGTGATATTTTCACTAAACAATCTATCGTTGGCAGTGACATTATATCTTGCTGGATCCTGCATCA